AAATATCAGTAGTTCGCAGCAATATGAAAAGCCTGTTAGCGCAGGCTACCGTTGAGGCTCAGATTGTTACCGCGACGCGCTTCGCGTCTGCGCTTGATTCTCTGATAGCTCATATTTGCAAGTCTGAAATGAACCGAACTGAGATTATCGAGCTTTTGGGGCAGGAATCCGAAAAGCTTCACAACGCTATTTTAATCAGGGATATAAAAGGTGCTGTATGAGTATTAAGATTGTTATTGATAATAAATTCTTAATAACCAGCGACCAATTCCAGTTTATTTTGCAAGAAAAGAAAATCGCTAAATCTGGCAAAAATTCCGGTAAAGAATGGCTCGATACCATTGGATTTTATCCAACTATCAGTAAGCTCGTTTCCGGTCTGATGCTGCACAACGTTTTAACCGGCGAAGCTCGTCAGTTTTCGGAGTTAAAAAAGCAGGTCGAGCAGTTAGGTCAAAAATGTCTGGAAGCATTCACAGATAATGGCCGCTGAGAACCGGGGACGCGTTGCCCCCTCGCCACCTCCGCCACTACCAAAAAGCACCGGCGAGAATTTCGTCGGTGCTTACCCATGGAACAAATCCCGTGATGCCATAGGCCGCGACAGACCCCTTACACGTGCCGAACTCCGTCAGGCGCAAGGTGTTTTAAACCGGATTGACCGCCTGCCGTTTTTCCTGCAAACGTTGTTTACCTCACGTTATAACTTCATCCGCCGCACAAAGAGCCCTTTGGGCGGGTTGTATTTCCTCAAAAACACGTTTGAGCGCAAGCTGTTGCCGCGTCTTGATCGTGTTAATGAGCTGTGCGGGATGAATGAAACTGCCTCGATTGGGTTTCTGTCCGAGCGTGACCAGTATGCACGCCTGCCGGATATGAATGACAAAGAGCTCAGAAAATTTGCGGCCAGAATTGCCTCTCAGCTCTGGAGCAAATACGAGGAGTTAAGCGACGCATGGGCTGAGGCTCACGGCGGGAAAGAGGAGCTCTTCACCGATGAAGCACAGTCACATTTATACGGCCAGGTGGCTGGTATTGCGCGCGCTTTCAATTTCACCCCGATGTACTGGAAAAAATACCGTAACGGTCAGATGACGATCCGCATGGCATTTTCCGCTATTTCACGACTGATTAAAGATGAGTGGTGGGTTAACCAGCTGAAAGCGCAGCGTATGCGCTGGCGCGAGGCGTTGCTCATCGCTGCCGGCGAGGTCAATAAAGACCGTTCACCCTATGCAAGCAAAATGGCGATCCGCGATGTTCACGCGCGGCGGCAGGCTAATCTCGAATACCTAAAATCCTGCGAACTGGAAAACAAAGTCACTGGCGAACGTATCGACCTCATAAGCAAGGTTATGGGGAGTATTTCAAACCCTGAAATACGCCGTATGGAGCTGATGAACACTATTGCCGGGATTGAACGCTACGCGTCCAGCGTCGGTGACGTGGGGATATTTATCACGCTGACCACGCCATCGAAGTATCACCCCACCCGACAAGTCGGCAAAGGTGAAAGCAAAACGGTACAGCTCAATCACGGCTGGAACGAAACCGCATTCACCCCCAAAGACGGCCAGCGCTATCTCTGCCGAATCTGGAGCCTGATGCGTACCGCGTTTAAAGATAACGATTTAAATGTTTACGGGATGCGCGTTGTTGAACCGCACCACGACGGTACGCCACACTGGCACATGATGCTGTTTTGCAAACCCGGTCAGCGTGAAGCCATCAACGAAATTATGCGCCGTTATGCCCTCAAAGAGGACGGACACGAGAAAGGCGCGTTAAAGCAGCGCTTTGAGTCCCGTCATCTGAATAAGGGCGGCGCGGCGGGTTACATTGCTAAATATATTGCCAAAAATATCGACGGCTACGCGCTTGACGACCAGCTCGATAACGACACCGGCAAGCCTTTGAAAGACACTGCTGCTGCTGTAACCGCATGGGCGTCAACATGGCGCATCCCTCAGTTTAAACCGATTGGACTCCCGACAATGGGCGCTTACCGTGAACTTCGCAAACTTCCTCGCGGGGTTAGTATCGCCAGCGAATTTGATGACAGGGTCGAGGCCGCGCGAGTTGCTGCTGATGAAGGTAATTTTGACCTCTATATCATCGCGCAGGGTGGGGCAAACATACCACGTGATGCTCAGGCCGTTAGGGTCGCCCGAAAGGTGACGGATGAAGTTAACGAGTACGAGGAAGATATCGAGAGGGTAGTCGGGATTTATGCCCCTCATCTCGGTGCTCATCGTGTCCATATAACCCGTACAGCCGAATGGCGCATCGTTCCAAAGGTTTTGGCCGTTGAGCCTTTGACCTTAAAAAGCGGCTCTGCCGCGCCTCGGAGTCCTGTCAATAACTGTGGAAAGCTCACCGGCGGTAGCGACCCAGTTATGAACACTACACCGTCTGAGCAAGCCGCAGCGGTGTTAAATCTGATTGATCTCGGGGTTCTCGGGTGGAATGAGCCCGACGTCGTGAAGGTGTTTAACAGCGCGTTAAAAGCTGGCGCGCCGAACAAAAGTCGGCAGCAAAGAAGCAATACGCCCCTCAAAACGAGCGAGCAAGCGCCATCAGCCCGGATGACTCGAGCCGAAAGGGCGCGCGTCGCAAAAATTCGTTTCGAGTTAGCTCAGGAAGGTATTCGCCCTGAACGATGGGAAGTTGACGCGCTGGCGAGAGGGGCAACAGTAATTTATGGGGATAAACGGTTTACTTTTGCTGTCAAGGAAAACTGGATGGTGTTTCCCTTCAACTGGTGAGAACATGGTAAATTAGCAAATTCGAAAGAACACGCTGTAAATTAAGGTAACACTCAAATTTATTGGGAGTGATCATCGATGGTTAAATTAAGGAATAAAGTGTCAATGAAGGTTGCTTTCGCGAGAGGTATGATAAACAGATTATGCAAGTGTTTTTTTTATAGATATGATAAAGAGATACCTTGTATTCAAGTAGGTAAGCCACTCCAAGATCTAATTTTTTGGCTTAAATACGATGATGAGGAAGTGGCGAAATGCGCTAGCGTTCTGTTAAGAAATTATGGGCAAGAATTAGGGTTGAGCGACCTTCAGACTGCTAAAAATTTGTTGTTAAGCTTTTGCTCTGACGCCTTCAACTGTATAGATGCCGATTTTTTCTCGCTTAACACGGAGCAAAGATCCGTTGATAGTATAATTTCAAAGGTGCACAGGGCAAATCTTAGTGAAATGTTTGAGTGCTATATACTCGCACGAATGAATGTTTATCCTTATATTTACAATCTTGGGTGCGTTAGGTTTGATGGGCAATTAGAGTTACAAGAAAATATTTATCTATATGGCCCGGGGCAGGGCGCGGCTTTATTGTCTAATATTAAATCCAAAGCGGGTATTGACGTTCCTAGTTCCTTCTTTGATGACAAAGATATACGAGATGAGCCGATTGGGAGATATTTCAATCAATCAAGCTCTACAGTTATACTCATCTATGCATCTTCTCAACAGGATGCTGTTGAGACGTTGAATCGGCTATTCGGTGGATTATGTGTTACAGTCAATAATCCATTCTCTATTAACTCATGTGATGTTGGCAATAAAATTGAGAGTTTCTCTGAAGGAAAATATCATATTTCTAATTTTCGTGTAAACATACCGTCGCTATTAATGTTAAATATTGATAAGTTGGTTTGCGAACGTCTAGTAAAAATATTATCGAAATCTGATAAGCGTGTTTTGTCAGCTCTTTCATTCATTGCTCATGGTTGGGGGAATGATAGTCGTGAGAGGTTTCTAAATCATTTTATAGCTCTTGATGCAATGTATGGTAATAATGTTGGCAACAAAGTTTCGATTATTGGTGGCGTTTGTCGTGATGCGAGAAATATTTTTGATGTGAGTTCTAAAATAGAAATAATTTACGATCTTAGATGCAAGTTTGTCCATGGCGATATTTCTATTTTGTCGGCGCACAGGAATTATCTAAATTTTATTGATCGCCATGGGTGCGATCCCGTTGAGTCTCTTTTTGAAATACTCAAAGAATGCGTTCTCAATTATCAAGGTGTGTATGAAACACCTAAAGAATATAGTAACTCTCGGACAATGGATGTACCCATTGAGCTTGTTGCGAATGTAAGAAAGATGATTGAGAGCATCAAAAGTGGCAAGTGAGGTGATAACGAAGCTTATTTTTAGCTATGCATCTAACATGTGCATGTATTTGCATCATTTTTTTAGTTCTGTTTTTGTAAGCCGGCTCCTGTACTGGCGCGGTTCGGGGTGACTAATGCAAGCGCATTTAAAGCGCCCCCTTAAGCGGGCAGGCGAGGCGGGGAAAGCACTGCGCGCAGTGAACATAATAATTTATTTGTTCAGGCTTCAGTGAATAGCTGAAGCGACGTGAGCAGTTGAGCAATTGAGCAGCTATGCTTAAAGTAACCCAAAGTGATGCGTGTCAGTTTTACCAAACATGTCGGTTGTGAACAGGAAACGGACAACCAATGCGTCCCGTAATTTCGATTAAACTTGCACTAATCTCAATCTGAGACGTTAAACTCCATCTAAGATTTATAGGAGGAAATTCAAAAAGTTATGTAGTATTGTGAAACACTTCAAAAAACGTTAAGGGAAATGCCCATGGCTAAGCTTGTAGAGTTTTTGATGCCAAGAATGCCAGTATCGCACCAATGTAAAAGTAAAAGTAATAAAAAACTGTGGATGGATTACGTTTCATCCATGGGAGTTACCGCTTGGAATGGACAGGCGGTAATAACAGACAAAAATTTGAAGTTCTTGATGGTCTATCTTGCAGATTTTTCAATGCCCGGAGATATAAATAATTTTGTAAAGCCTGTTCAAGATGCTTTGAATGAAAAAATATACAGTGATGACGCATTGATCAAAGATGTATCGGCTCATATGCGTCTTCTCGATGAACCTAACGATACTGCAGGACTTCCAGAGATGTTAGGAAAAGCAATTATCGAAGGAAAACCGTGCGTGTACGTAGCTATTTATGATTCAATCGAACTGAGAGGGGTTGTATGAGCGTAAGTGTTGGCATAATGGCTGAAATTCATATCGCCAAGCAATACGAAGCCGATGGTTATACCGTCATGCTTAATCCTGGAAAAAATTCCATACCTTTTAATTTAGAAAGATACACTCCAGATATTCTGGCTACCAGAGGTGATGAAAATATCCTAATCGAAGTTAAAACCTCCAAAGCAAGATTTAATTCTGAAAAGTTATTTAAAATTAGTAAGATGGTCGAGTCTCACCCTGGCTGGAAATTTTCAGTAGTAACGGTCAATGAAGATGATATCAGTGAATTTAAAGAGCCTGCACCAGAACATGATATTTTCAAAATATCACAGACACTTACATTGATAAAGGATAACTTAACGGATTCTAATGTATCTGTGTTTTTTGTGCCTCAAATTTGGATTTGTTATTTTTCAATTTTATCTATAATCCTAAGGAATGAGGCAGTGGAAATATCGGGCTTATCTAGCTTAAGTATACTAAACGCGGCTTACTCTGAAGGCATAATTGATTATGAGGAATTACAAAGTTCTAGGCAATTGTTAAGCTTAAGGAATTTTGTTTGTCATAATTGTGCTGGCGATGTAAGCAACAAAGATGTGAAGGGTTTCTTCGATATGACGCTGTCAGTCTTAGAAAAGTATAGATGTCAAATTATTGATTAAAGCATTTTTTCGTTCACTATATGGGGCGCTTATAATTGCAAGCTCCCCATCTGACACTTCAGGTGAAATTATTTAAATTCATCGCTTACCAAAGACACTCGTGAGGTCCTTTAATGTTCATCATACACCATTGTCATATCTGATAGCCTGATTCATGTAAGCTTTGCACGTACACTTAAAGCTTCACATCTCTCTACTTTAATTATTTTATAAATATAAGACCTCAAACGACACTTTTATCAATAATTAATGAGCGCTCAATCGGTGCTCCCCAAAAAAATATTTATAGAAAACAACTCCATTTAATAGATTATTGACTGGTTTATTGTCAGCCTATTTTGGTTCATCAAAAATTTCGTTTCCATCTTCATCCCTATATCCTTGTAGTCCTGTGGCGAAATCGACAAAAAAACCCTCTCCCAAATCGGCTTCGTGTTCTATCTGGTTACTGGTAAAGTAGTTACCGGCAGACATACTCAAATTATCTGGAAGAGGTGCTAGAGGCTTTTTACACCATGAGGGTGAATCCGCAAAAGGCTTTTGATGACGAGCAAACTTCTCATACACCCAATTAGCACATTGATAGCGGCTTAATCCGTCAAACAAAAATTCGCGAGTTACACATGACGAATAGTGCCTTTCGATAAAAGACTCCACTAAACAGGTTACATCTTCAGGATGTACAAGAAAACACTCACTTTTGCTGCCAGTACTAAAATGAATTAGACGGCTAAAACCAGGTTGAGATTCAAGATGTGTCAAAAGCATGGATTCAATCTCATGAACATCACCACATATAATGTTGTAAGCAGTATAAATAAAGTACCCTGGGCACTGGGATGAGGTATGTCGGCTATGCAGGCCACGGGTTGTTTTTCCAACTTTTGACCATTGGTGATTATAGATATCAGCACCAACATATATCCAGTTATCGCTCATATAGAACCCTCATTATGAGAAAGAAAAGTTCTACAAAATTTATCATACAACGACCTGCGCCCAAAAATTAATGCAGTGCAAACTAGTGCTATCCGCCCTCGCACAAAGCAGACACAACATTATATGTTTTTAAGAGTAATATTGCTTATAGAAGGCGTAAGAGGTTGATGCTAAACCACTGCACGTAGTATGCGTGCGCTATGGTGTCTGGCGGGTGGCCTGAAAAAGCCGCCCGGGGGCGGCTGGACGGGTTATATGTTGTCAGTGTCGAGGCTATATTTCTGAAAACTGATGATCTTCTCTCCCGCCCATTCGTTAAGCTCCTTAAAGCGCGACTGCAACGGAATCAGTTCGTTGCGCACAAACACCTTTGCCACCTTCTCAACATCTCCGACAGAGCCCGCATTTTCTGGCTTGCAGCCCATCAGCTGAAACGGGATGCGGTGGGCATCGAGCAGGTCGGCTGCACTCACCTTTTTGATATTGAAAAAATCATCTCTGGTGGCGACCTCACTCAGCGGCACAATTTTAATGCCGTCGGCCTTTCCGTTCGGTGCGTAGAAAAACAGGTTTTTGAAATTGCCGAGCCCTTTCGAATCGCGCATGGCCTTGCGCAGCGCCTCAACGTCAGTACTGCTTTGCGCTGCGTCGGTGACATACATGATGTAACCGGCGTGCGCACCGTTCTGGTAATACTTGCGGCGAAACAGCGTGGCGCTCTCGTTAAGCCAGGCCGAGTTTAGTGCGCTCAGGTATTCCGGCACACCGTAAAGCTCCTGATTAATATCTGGCTCAAGCAGATGAAACACCGAACCCGGCGCAAACTGGTGCGGTTTTGTGAAGTTCTGAATGTACCAGTAGGCGTCCTGTTCAACGCCGCGCCGGGTGTATTTGGCCGGGGAGGTTTCATACTTTACTGGCTTGCCTGTGACGCTCAGGCGCTCTTCAATAAACGCATTCCCGAACACCATGTAATCGAGCGCGAAGCGGCTGAAATCCTGCCGGGAAAGGCGCGGGTGCGGGATGTACGTCGACACGAGAATATTACGCTTCACGTATATGGGCGAGCTGTGGTGAACGGCGGCGCGCATGCTTTTCGCCAGCCCGGAAAAGCTGACCGGCGGCTCGTACCACTGACCGTTATCGATGCACTCCACGTAATCCAGAATGTCGCGCTTATCGAGCACCGGCACCGGCTCACCGAAGGTGAATGCCTCCATGCTCTGTGCGGGCATGGCGGTCTGCTGGCGTGGTTTCGGTGTGTATTTCTTTTTATTTTTGCTCATCAGTTGAAGTCCAGAATGGAGGATGACGGCTGGCCGGTTGCGGCGGTCAGCGGTTCGTTAATCAGTACGTGCATGGTTGCCCAGGCCAGGTCTGCGTGGCTGGCTTCCTCGGTGCGGCTGGCCTCGTAGGTGGCGCTGCGCCCGCTGCTGGTCATGGTTTTACGAATGGACATAAACGACTGCGTGATGTCGGTTGCGCTGACGTCATACTCCAGGCAACCGCGCGTGATGGTGTCTTTTGCCTTGAGCACCATGGCGGTTTTCATTTCCGGGGTGTAGCGGATATCGCGCGCAGCCGGATAGAACGAGCGCACAAGCTGAAACACGCCCTGACCGAGCCCGGTCGAGTCGATGCCGATGTACTCCACGTTATATTTCTGCGTAAGGGCGCGGATGGACTCGGCCTGGGTGGCAAAGTCCATGCCTTTCCACTGATGGCGCTCCAGTATGCGGAACCTGCCCCCGGCAACCACCGGCGGCGCGATAACCACGCACCCGGCACTGTCGCCCCGGTGCGACGGGTCGTAACCAATCCACACCACGCGATGCCCGAATGGCCGGTCAGCAAACGGCGCGTAGTCCTGCCATTCCTCCATGCTGTCGACCATGCAGCGTTGCAGCTCCTCGAACGGGAATACCGACGCTTTGTCATCAACAAATTCACACATAAACAGATTGCGGAAGTCGTCCGCGCTGTTTTCGCGGCGCAATGTGTCCAGGTCAAACAGGGTGCAGCCCCCGGCGAGTGCGTCCTCGATGGTGACAATCTGCCGCCACTGACCGTCGGCGCATGCCACACCGCGCGCGAGTGCGGCGTGGCTGATATCAATCTCGACCCGCTCGCTGGCGCTGGCGCGCCCGCGGTTAAACAGGTCGCCTGACCAGAACGGGTAAGCACCGTGACCGAGTGAGGACGGGGTCGAAAAATAGGTCGTGCGCAGGTGTTTTTGTGACGCCATGCCCGAGGCAACTTTGCGTAATTTCTGGAAGTTGGGTATCCAGAAAATCTCGTCGACATACAGGTCGCCGTTATGGCTCTGCGCGGTGTTGCTGTTGGTGCCGAGGAAAAGCAGCTCTGCGCCGTTGTTGCCGATGACAATCGGATCGCCGCTCAGGTCAACATCAACCAGCCTCGCAAACGCGATGATGTATTTGCGGAATACATACGCCTGTGTTTTCGAAGCCGATAAAAATATCTGGTTCTGGCCTGTCGCAAGGGCGCGCAGCAGCGCCTCGCGGGCAAAATAAAATGTCGCGCCAATCTGACGGGATTTCAGGATGTGGCGAATACGGTGTTCAAGCCCGGCCTTGTGCCAGCCTAGCTGATAGCCGAAAGACTGGTCGAAAAAAATCTCCTGTAATTTCGAGATTGCCTCTTCGCTGAAATAGTTCTTTTTCGGCTTCTTACGCTCGCCCTTGTTGCGGTTCGCCACGTTTGGATTGAGATCCGCCTCGTTGCCGGTCTGGCCGTAACGGTTGATGCGGGCGAAGCGCTCCAGCTGGCGCGCCAGAAAATCAGCAACCTTGAAATCATGCGCAGTGAGGTCGGGCTTGGCGTAAAGCTGAATCAGGCGCGCCTCCAGCGTGTTCCCCACCCGGTCCAGCGGGGCGGTTTCGTCCCATCCGTCGCGCTGTTTCCAGCTCTGCACCGTCGGGCGTTTGGTCTGCAACATTTCCGCGATTTGCGGCACGGAAAACCCCTGCCAGTAAAGCAGCGCGGCCTGCCGTCGCGGGTCGTTCAGGAGAGTGGTGTCGGTGGTGATGGTCATGCGTGCCTCGCCGTAATCAGTTCAGGGCAAGGCTACTGAAGCGCGGGCAGCGATTCGCTAAGGGGCTGATGTGCAGGCGGCAAGCCATCTGTGACTGATGGCGAACCAGCGGACGAGCCGGGAAACTACACCCCGACAGAACGCAATCCTTCACACAATCAGGACTCCTGACGATGGCAAAAAAAGTATCAAAATTCTTTCGTATCGGCGTAGAGGGCGACACCTGCGACGGGCGTGTAATCAGCGCGACGGATATTCAGGAAATGGCCGATTCATTCGACCCGCGCGTTTACGGCTGCCGTATCAACCTTGAGCATCTGCGCGGGCTTCTGCCGGATGGCGCGTTTGCCCGTTACGGCGATGTGATCGAGCTGAAAGCGGAGACAATCGAGGACGACTCAGCGCTTAACGGCAAACTGGCGCTGTTTGGCAAAATCGCGCCGCTCGACACCCTGGTCGATATGGTGGCGAAAGGCCAGAAGGTTTACACCTCCATGGAAATTCAGCCGAACTTTGCCAACAGCGGCAAATGCTATCTGGTCGGCCTGGCCGTCACTGATGATCCGGCAAGCCTCGGCACTGAGTATCTGGAGTTCTGCAGCAAGGCGAAACATAACCCGCTACAGCGTTTCAAGATGAGCCCGGAGAATCTCTTCTCTGTCGCCTCCCTTGCCGAGCTGGAGTTTGAGGACGTGCCCGACACCCTGCTCAACAAACTGACCGACTCGGTTAAATCCATTTTCAGCCGCAAACAGACCAGCGACGACGCGCGTTTCAGCGACGTGCATGAAGCGGTCACCACTATCGCCGAGCGTGTTCAGACCAGCACCGACAGCGCTGAGACGCGCTTTACCTCGCTGGAGACTGAAATCGCCACGCTGAATCAGCGCCTGATTGACCAGGCAACCACAACCGGCGCGAAGCTGAGTGCGATCACCGCCACCCTGGACAAAACACCGGATGGGACGCAGCCGCGCCGCACGCTCAGCACCGGCGGCGAAGGGGCATCCGTCACCCTGACCGACTGCTAATCCGACCAATTACATAACAGGAAAACACCATGCGCAAAGAGACCCGTTTCAAGTTTAATCAGTACCTGACCCGCCTCGCCGAGCTGAACGGCATCGGGGTTGAAGACCTGAATAAAAAATTCAGCGTTGAGCCGTCAGTAACGCAGACGCTGTTTGAAAAAATCCAGCAGTCGTCCTCCTTTCTGCAACAGATCAACATGGTGGTGGTGCGCGAGCTGACCGAAGAGAAAGTCGGCATCGATGTTAACGGCACCATTGCCAGCACCGCCGACACCGACAACGGTGTGAAGCGCCAGACCGCCGATTTTTCGAAGATGGACGCCTATCGCTATTTCTGTAAGCCGGTGAACTTCGATTACCACCTGAAATATAACAAGCTCGATTTGTGGGCGCGCTTTCAGGACTTCCAGACCCGCATCCGCGATGCGATCGTCAAACGTCAGGCGCTGGATTACATCACCATCGGCTTTAACGGCCTAAGCCGGGCGGCAACCTCTGACCGCCAGAAGAATCCGCTTCTTCAGGATGTGGCGGTCGGCTGGTTGCAGAAATACCGCAACGACGCGCCAGACCGCGTGATGAGCAGCGTCACCGATGAAACCGGTAAGGTGATTTCCCCGACCATCAAAGTTGGCAAAGCCGGTCATTACAAAAATCTCGACGCGCTGGTTATGGATGCGCATGAGTCGCTGATTGCTGAAATCCACCGTGAAAACCCGGATATGGTCGTGATTTGTGGTCGCCGTATTCTGACCGACAAATATTTCCCGATGATCAATAAATTCCAGCCCAACAGCGAGCAGCTCGCCGGTGAGCTGATTATCGGCCAGAAGACTATCGGGCAGTTGCAGGCGGTACGCGCGCCGTTCTTCCCGGCGAACAGCATTTTTATTACCACGCTGGATAACATTTCCATCTATCTCTACGAGGACGGTCACCGCCGCCACCTTATCGAAAACCCGCAGCTCGACCAGGTGGAAAACTACGAGCAGGTAAAAGTCGATTTCGTTATCGAGGATTACGAAGCCGGGTGCCTGATTGAGAACATCGAAGTTCTTGAACCGGAAGAGAGCGACACACCGGAAGCGGACGCAGCTAAAGTTTTCGCGCAGGAACTGGCACTTGCCATGAAAGCGCTGACATCAGGTGACGCCACTGCCGCCCCTGCAACCGGTGAAGGAGCGTAAACCGTGACGACCCCCGCGCAGCGTCATGCGATGCGGGTCTCGGCTATCAAGGCCGCGCAGCGGGATAACGCCCCGCTGCGTCATGCCACGCCTTATGAGCAGATGCTCGTCAAGCTGGCCGCAGACCGCAGAACGCTGAAAGCAATCCACTCGAAAGAACTGAAGGCAGAGAAAAAGCGCGACCTGCTGCCGTTTTATCTGCCGTGGGTAACCGCAGTGCTGGAGAACGGCACCGGTGCGCAGGATGACATTCTGGTGACGGTGATGCTGTGGCGTCTCGATGCCGGTGATCTTCCCGGCGCGCTGGAAATCGCCCGCTACGCCCTGCGCTACAGTCTCTCGATGCCGGAGAAACACGCCCGTACCGTGCCTTACATGCTGGCCGAAGAGGTGGCGCTGGCGGCACTGCGCGCCCGCGATGCCGGTCAGCCGGTGAGTGCGGCGATCCTGCTGGAGACCATCAGCCTGACCGCGCAGTCGGATATGCCTGATGAGGTGCGCGCCCGCCTGCATAAAGTCACCGGTCTGACGCTGCGTGATGCGGGTCAGCTTCATGACGCGATGACGCATTTGCAGCGCGCCGTGCAGCTCGACCGCAATGCCGGGGTGAGGAAAGATATTGAGCGCCTCACGCGGGAATTAAATCCGAAGCCCACCACCGTAAAGCCTGCGCCGAAAGTGCCCGCGAAAGCCGCACAAGCGAAAAAAACAACCACGCCGGTGAAGCGTGGGCGGGGTCGCCCGCGCAAGATCACCGGTTAAAAGAATGCGCCCCGCGCCAGGGCGGCACGCCGGTCAATGAGGGATTTTCCTTCTCTGCGACCGGCGTCCACCGCCCACCCTTTCTGAGGTAGTCATGACGACGCTGATTATTAAAAACGATGTACCGCAGCCGGGCAGAACGGTTGTTATCCCGCCGGTGGCGGACAGCGAGCCGGTGATTGAAAACACCTTTTTCTTTCCCGCCATCGACCCGAAGCGCGTGCGCGAACTGATGCGTCTTGAGCAAACCATCGCCCCGGCACGGCTGCGCAACGCCATCAAAACCGGCATCGCCGAGACCAACGCGGAGCTTTACGACTGGCGCGAAAGCCAGATTAAGGCCGGGTTTGCCCGCCTCGCGGATGTGCCGTCGGACTCGCTCGACGGTGAAAGCGTTCGCGTTTTCCATTACGAGCGCGCCGTGTGTGCGATGGCAACCGCCACGCTGTACGAGCGTTATCGCGGCGTGGATGCGAGCGCCCGTGGTGACAAGAAAGCCGACAGCATCGACACCACGGTCGATGAGCTGTGGCGGGATATGCGCTGGTCAGTGGCACGCATCCAGGACAAACCCCGCTGCATCGTGGGGCAGATCTGATGAAAGCCATCGCGCACCAGGGCGACACGCTCGATGTTATCTGCGCCCGGTATTACGGGCGCACGGCGGGAATCGTCGAAACCGTCCTCGCGGTTAATCCGGGTCTGGCAGAGCTCGGGGCTGTGCTGCCGCACGGCACACCCGTCGAGTTGCCGGACATTCACACTTCACCTGTCGCGGAGGCCGTCAACCTGTGGGACTGAATATGGAACGCATCACCTCTTTTATCGCCTACTGGCTGAGTGCCGCACTGGCGGCGTTTGGCGCGGTCACCCCGCAGGATTTCGCGGCTTACGCCGGTGTGATCGGCGTGGCGCTGACGGTAGGCGTTAACTGGTATTACCGCCGGAAAAGTTATGCCCTTCTGGCTCAGCTCGGACAACGCCCCCTCAGCGGTAAGGAGATCGGTAATGTCATCAGTCGTTAAGCGTTGCAGTGTGGCCGCCGTGCTGTTACTGGCGGTACTGGTGCCGGATTTTCGTCTGCTTCACACCTCGCAGGACGGTCTCGCCCTGCTGGCTGACCTTGAGGGGTGTCGCCTGCGCCCCTACCAGTGCAGCGCCGGGGTGTGGACGTCAGGCATCGGACACACTGCCGGGGTCACGCCTGCGCGTGACATTACCGAACGGGAGGCGGCGACAAACCTTGTAGCGGATGTGCTCGGCACCGAGCGGCGTCTCGCGGTCTGCGCGCCGGTTGATATGCCTCAGTACGTTTATGACGCCGTGGTCAGCTTTGCCTTTAACGTCGGCACTGGCGCGGCGTGCCGGTCAACACTGGTGTATTTCCTCAACGAGAAAAAATGGAAACAGGCATGTAACCAGCTCCCGCGCTGGGTCTATGTCAGGGGCGTGAAAAGCACCGGGCTTGAAAACCGGCGACAGCGCGAACGCGATTACTGCCTGAAGGGGGCGCGATGAAGACACTGATTATTTTGCTGATTCTGGCCGTTACCGGGTTGCTGTGGATGCGCCAGGAAAACAGCACGCTGCGCGGGTCGTTCGAGCGCGCAAACCGGGTTGCCGGCGAGCAAAAAAACACGATCAGGATGCTGAAAATTCAGCTCAGTGTCGCCCATGAACGGGCGGAAAAAAACGAACGGGCGCAGGTGGATTTGCGCCAGAAATTTGACGCTGCCAGCGCGCGGGAAGCCCGCCGCGAGCAGACCATAACGAGGTTACTCAATGAAAATGACGCCTTTCGCCGCTGGTACAGCGCTGACCTGCCTGATGCTGTGCGCCGGTTGCACCACCGCGCCGCCTGCGCCAGTGCCGGTGACTGTTTACAGCGCCTGCCCGAAAGTCAGCCTCTGCCCGATGCCGGGAAGTGATCCGCAGACCAACGGCGATTTGAGCGCTGACATACGTAACCTTGAGCGCGCGCTGGAGAACTGCGCGCTCCAGGTCGAAACCATCAAACACTGCCAGGACGAAACTGATGCTGAAACCCGAGAGCCTGCGAAAAGCCCTGGCTGATGCCGTGCCGGTGCTGGCAACTAACCCGGAAATGCTGCGCCTGTATGTGGATGGCGGCAACATCGCCGCCACGCTGGCGAGCTCGTTATCCTTCGAAAAGCAGTACAGCCTGAATGTAGTGGTGACCGATTTTACCGGCGATTTTGACCTGATCCTCGTGCCGGTGCTGGCGTGGCTGCGCGAGCATCAGCCGGATATTCTCAGCACCGACACCGGGCAGAAAAAGGGCTTTACCTTTGAGGCAGATATCAACAACGATAGCAGTTTCGATATCAGCATCAGCCTGTTAATGACCGAGCGCACGCTGGTCAGGGAGGTGGGCGCGGCGCTGCATGTGGAGAACATCCCCGAACCGCCGCCGCCGGAGCCGGTGACACGCCCGGTCGAGCTTTATGTGCACGGCGAGCTGGTGAGTAAGTGGGATGAGTGAATTTAAGCCGTTCGAGGAGAAGCTGAAAGGCCTGCTCGATGCGATGTCACCCGCCGCTCGTCGCCGTCTGGCTGTGGATATTGCGAAGAGGCTGCGCCAGAGTCAGCAGCAGCGCATTAAATCGCAGAAAGCGCCCGACGGCACCGCATATGCTCCGCGCAAACCCCAGCGAATCAGGGACAAGAAAGGCCGGGTTAAACGCGCGATGTTTGCGAAACTCCGCAATGCCCGTTACCTGAAAGCCAGCGGCGACGATAAATCTGCCGTGGTTGAATTCACCGGCAAAGTACAGCGCATTGCCAGAGTGCACCAGTACGGCTTAAAAGATAAAACTGGTAAATATAGTTTGGAAGTGAAATATCCTGCACGTCAGTTAGTTGGTTTTTCGGATAATGACACTTCTTTGATTGAAAAAGCCATAATATTTCACTTATCTTCTTAGTATGAATTTATCTTTTTGTATTCACCTTGACGAATTCACTGAATGCCTAATTTTAAGTTAATTCAATTTTTATAAACTTGAATGGGAAGCTATTTTTAATTTAAGGAAGGCATGGATGATATCTCTTTAATTTATAAAGCCGGAACCCTAGGGCTTTCCGGCTATTGATATTATTTTTCGGTGAGGCTTGAAATCACCTCTCTTATATCCTCGAAAAAGGACCTCTTCCTGCTATTTACTATTCTTAATTTTGTTGCCTTATAAAAGTCGTCCTCAAGTATAGATGAGTTTTGGCGAGCAACGAGAATTTGTGATAAGTACGAAACAAGAATCTCTTTAGGCATGCCGCTGATGCGGAAATCCTCAAAAAATTCAGAGCTAAATGAATTAACCCTATTAATCACTATATCTTTATTTTCAGTGAAAGCTTTATCAAGCTCCTTAATCGTAGTGACTCCAACAACATATAAGCCGTTCAGAATGGAGTCTAACTGTCTAGTTGTTTTACCTCTTATTATTGGTATCGAGTGCTTTGAACTGAAATCATGCGCTACTTGATTTAGAATTTTACTTTTATCAATATACTCTCGCAACGATACTAAATCCAGAGTATCTTCGCCTGCTCCGCTTTCCAGGACTTCAGCGATCTCTTTCTCTCTTGCAATTATGCTTTCTTTGATTTTGATAAACTCATCATCGGCAATTTCTAATAAGCCTGCAAGACGGGAGAAGTATCTTTTTATTTCATTGGGTAGCCCATTTACTGATTTATAACCGATATCGTGCTCTATCTCTGCCCAAGCATGTTGAAGTATTGAGCGTATTTGAATCTCTGCCTTAATATTTTTGTATGAAGCATACTCCTTCAGACTCGTTCGGTTATCCGTTAAGCTCACAACGTAGTGTAAGGAAAGGTAGCCAAACCTATCAGGTTCTATAGTAATTCTTTTGTCAATTGAGTTTTCTCTATCAATGGAAAATTCGCTCTCAATCAACCTAGCAAGTTTATCAACATCGTCAGAGTAATGTGTTATTACTCTGACCCCGACCACATCAGTAATATCTTCAATACAATCGTACTTTCCTTTCCTTAATACTTTTCCATTAAGGCTTGCTCTGGTTTTCACTCTTGCATCTAAAGAGTGAATGGAGTAGCCAGCATCACGAATTAAAGTGTTTAGTAGGGACTTTAATGACATTGCAAAAGAATCATAAACATCTTTATTAGCGTCATATTTAGTTAGTATGTCAGTCACGGCAATATCCGAAATAATTCTTTTCACAATTAGATTAGGCCTACATCTTTACTTTAACCTCTAAGTTGTGTCAACCGTAGAAAAATGCCTTTCAATTGAGAAATTAAGTTTTTCAAGGCATTTTTTGTGTATGAACATATCAGCAAACATCAATGAACTTGCCCGCGCACTCCGCAACATGGTACGCACCGGCATTGTGGTCGAAACCGATCTCAGTACCGGGCGCTGCCGTGTGCAGACCGGCGGCATTGTTACCGACTGGCTCCAGTGGCTGACGCAGCGCGCCGGTCGCGCCCGCACATGGTGGGCACCCTCCATCGGCGAGCAGGTGCTGATTCTGGCCGTGGGCGGCGAGCTCGACACCGCTTTTGTGCTGCCGGGCATTTTTTCCGACGGCAACCCCGCCCCGTCTGCCTCAGCAGATGCGTGGCATGTTGCATTCCCCGATGGCGCGGTAATTGAGTACGAACCCAAAACCAGCGCCCTGACCGTCAGCGGCATTAAAACCGCCACGGTAACCGCCTCTGAATCCCTTACCGCGACGGCGCCTGTAGTGACCGTTAAAGCGTCCTCGCACATCACGCTCGATACGCCGGAAGTGGTCTGCACCAACAAGCTGATCACCGGCTCGCTGGAAGTGCAGCTGGGCGGCACCCTGCGCGGCAACATCGAGCACACCGGCGGCGCGCTCTCCTCTAACGGCAAGGTACTGCACACCCATAAACACCCCGGCGACAGCGGCGGAACAACCGGAGCGCCACTATGACCGCGCGTTATATCGGTATGAGCCGCAGCACCGGCAGGGCGCTGACGGATGCGGAACACATCAGCCAGAGCCTCAGCGATATCCTGCGCACGCCCGTCGGCTCGCGGGTGATGCGCCGTGATTACGGCTCGCTGTTGTCCTCCCTGATTGACCAGCCCCAGACCCCGGCGCTTGAGCTGCAAATTAAGGTGGCCTGCTATTTTGCCGTGCTGAAGTGGGAGCCGCGTATCACGCTAGGCGCAGTGGCGACCGAACGTCAGTCTGATGGCCGTATGGTTGTCAGCCTGACCGGCGAGATTGCCACCACCGGCGAACCCCTTTCATTAACCATCCCTGTGAGCTAACCCATGCCGATTGTTGATTTAAGCCAGCTCCCCGCGCCTGATGTGGTCGAGCAACTCGATTACGAAAGCATTCTGACTGAGCGCAAGGCGACGCTTGTCTCGTTGTTTCCGGCAGAGCAACAGGAGGCGGTCGCCCGCACGCTGGCGCTCGAATCGGAGCCGCTGACCAAATTCCTTGAGGAAAACGCCTACCGGGAAGTTATCTGGCGTCAGCGTGTTAACGAGGCCGCGCGCGCAACCATGCTCGCCTTCGCTGCCGGTAACGACCTTGATGTGATTGGGGCGAATTACAACGTCTCGCGCCTGGTGATCACCCCGGCAGATGAAGAGGCATTCCCACCCGTGGCGGCGGTGACGGAATCCGACAGCGATTTTCGTCTGCGCATCCAGCAGGCGCTCGAAGGGCTGAGCGTGGCCGGGTCTGTCGGCGCGTATGAGTTTCACGGGCGCAGCGCTGACGGGCGGGTCGCTGATATCTCTGTGACCAGCCCGCAACCGGCCTGTGTCACGGTCTCAGTGCTATCCCGCGAGGGCAACGGCGCGGCCTCTGAGGAACTCCTGACCGTGGTGCGTAATGCACTCAACGACGAGGACGTCAGGCCGGTGGCTGATCGCGTGACGGTACAGTCGGCCAGCATTGTCGATTACCGGATTAACGCCACCCTTTATCTCTACCCTGGCCCCGAAAGTGAGCCGGTGCGCAGCGCCGCCGAAGCAAAGCTCGGCGCATACATCACCGCGCAGCACCGGCTCGGGCGCGATATCCGCAAATCCGCCATTTATGCCGCCCTGCACGTTGAGGGGGTGCAGCGGGTCGAGCTCGCCGCGCCGGTTTCTGACATTGTGCTCGACAGCACCCAGGCCTCTTACTGCACGGATTATCAGATTGTGATCGGGGGTTCTGATGAATGAATCGCGCCTGTTGCCGGTGGGCTCATCCCCGCTTGAGGTAGCGGCGGCGCGTGCCTGTGCCGATATCGAAAACACCCCGATACCGCTGCGCAGACTGTGGAATCCCGACACCTGCCCGGTGCAGCTCCTGCCGTGGCTGGCCTGGGCGTTTTCGGTCGACCGCTGGGATGAGAAATGGCCGGAGGAAACGAAGCGCGATGTGATCCGCAGCGCGTATTTCATCCACTGCCACAAGGGCACCATAGGGGCGGTGCGTCGTGTCGTTGAGCCGCTCGGCTATGTCATCAACATTATCGAATGGTGGGAAAACAACGAGCCGCCAGGCACATTCCGGCTTGATATCGGCGTCCTCGAAACCGGCATTTCGGAGGAAATGTATCAGGAGATGGAGCGGCTTATTGCCGATGCGAAACCGGCCAGCCGCCATCTTATCGGGCTCAATATTATTCAGGATGTTGCGGGATATCTCTTCGCCGGTGGGGCGGGTTACGACGGCGACATTATTACGGTTTATCCGGGTTAAGTGAGAAAAGCATGACTGCAAAATACAGAACGGTGGTCACCACCGCAGGCGCGGCAAAATTTGCCGCCGCGCTCACACCGGGCGGTAAGAAAGTGAACATTACCGCGATGGCCGTCGGCGACGGCGGCGGTAAACTTCCCCAGCCCGACGCAGGCCAGACAAAACTGATTAATGAAGTCTGGCGCAATAAGCTGAATAAAATCAGCCAGGACAATAAAAACAAAAATTACATCGTGGCCGAGCTGGTTATCCCGCCGGAAACGGGCGGGTTCTGGCTGCGTGAAATGGGGCTCTATGACGACACCGGCACGCTGGTTGCCGTCAGCAACATGGCCGAGAGTTATAAGCCAAAACTCGAAGAGGGTTCCGGGCGCGCGCAGACCCTGCGCATGGTCATCATCCTGTCGGATCTGGCGTCCGTTGAGCTGAGTATTGACGCCACAACCGTGATGGCCTCGCAGGATTACGTTGACAGTAAGCTCCTTGAGCATGAGCAGTCGCGCCGCCACCCTGACGCGACGCTCAGCGCAAAAGGCTTTACGCAGCTCAGCAGCGCGACCGACAGCCCGTCGGAGACGCTCGCCGCCACACCGAAAGCGGTTAAGGCGGTGTATGACCTTGCCAGTGCCAAATACACCGCGCAGGACGCCACCACGGCGGGCAAAGGTATTGTGCAACTGAGCAGCGCGACCGACAGCACTGCCGAGACGCTCGCAGCAACCCCGAAAGCCGTTAAGGCGGCGTATGACCTTGCCAGCGCCAAATACACGGCGCAGGACGCCACCACGACGCAAAAAGGTATCGTGCAGCTCAGCAACGCAACCGACAGCGAGTCAGAAGCGCACGCCGCCACCTCAAAAGCGCTTAAAGCCGTGGTCGATTATGCGAGCTCAAAATATGTTGCGCAGGACGCCACCACGGCGCAGAAAGGCATTACCCGGCTCTACAGCGGCACCGACAGCAACACGGAGGCGCTTGCCGCGACGCCAAAAGCGGTCAAAACAGCCTACGATGCGGCAGTGAGAGCCAATGAGAATGCAGAGGGACGCGTCCCGAAAGGGGCGGGGCTGAATACCTATGCCGAGCTTGTCGGTGATGTTGCGGTTGAGCTGCGTCAGCGTTCAGGTTTTTTTAATTCGCCCTCCGCGTTAAACGGGATGCCCGGCGGGCACCCCTGGAAGCATTACATCAATTCTGCTCACAGCAACAGCGTCGGTTACAACACGACAATCGGGATTGATTTCTACGGCAAATACATCGGTTTTGCCGCTGTCTGCGACGGAAAATTTAACGGCTGGAAAATGATCCATCACGACGGTTATAACACCTGTCCGGTGGGTACCCCGATCCCGTGGCCGTCCGACAACATCCCCGAAGGTTATGCCCTGATGGCGGGTCAGTCGTTCAATAAAACCGCGTATCCGTTTCTGGCGGCGGCGTATCCGTCAGGTGTGATCCCCGATATGCGCGGCTGGACGGTGAAAGGTAAACCGGCAGGGGCGCGCGCCGTGTTATCTCAGGAACTGGACGGCATTAAATTTCATGCCCACAGCGCCAGCGCCTCAAGCACCGATCTCGGGACGAAAGCAACCAGCGCATTTGACTATGGCACCAGGGCGACGAGCACGTTTGATTACGGAACGAAGTCAACCAACACGGCGGGCGAACATACGCACGTTTCGGGGGTGAGGACGCCGCCGGATGTGGCGCTTTACGGGGTGGTGGCTGCCTCCGCAGGGAATTACACGGCGGGTAGCCGCAGTGCCGCAACATCGGCATTGACAGGTGCCGCAGGCGCACATGCGCACAGTGTTCCCATCGGTGCACACAGTCACACCTTAGCCCTGGGGGCGCACTCGCACACCGTGGCGATTGGTGCGCACAGCCACACCGTGACGGTCGCGGGGGCGGGCAATGATGAGAACACCGTTAAAAACATCGCATTTAACTACATCGTGAGGCTTGCATAATGTTCAGAATGTCCGACAAACCGAGGACAATCACCGTCTATAACCTGAGCGCGGAAACCGGGGAATTTATCGGGAAAGGAAATGCGTATATTCCGCCGCAGACAGGGCTACCCGCATACTGCACCGACGTCCTTCCCCCGCAGACGTCTGCCGGTAAAGTTGCGGTGTTTGACGCAGAAACCGCCAGCTGGAATGTCATGGACGATCACCGCGGCGCCACGGTGTTTGATACTGTCACCGGGGAGCAGATCCTTATTACTGCACCGGGCGCACTGCCTGAAAATGTCACCCTGCTTTCACCCACCGGCAGTTACCAGAAATGGGACGGCAAACAATGGGTTGATGACCCTGAGGCAGAGCGCGCCGCAACAATGGCGAAAATGTCGGAAATGAAAAGCGTGCTGATGACGCAGGCAAGCGAAGCCATTGCGCCGCTACAGGATGCCGTCGAGCTGCAGATTGCCACCGGTGACGAGCAGGCACAGCTCGCCGCGTGGAAAAAATACAGGGTGTTACTCAACAGAACAGACACCGAAGCACCAGAGATTATCTGGCCTGAAAAACCGGCCTGATGTACGAAAAAAAGCCCTCAAAATGAGGGCAATCTTCGCTTGCATGGTTTGTTATTATCACGATATTGCCTGTGCAGCCTTTTCCTCTGAGTCGGGAATATACGCTTACGAAATGTTCTAAGCATGGCCTGGATTTTGCTGTGAGCAAGCGTAAGCGGTAAAAAAAGTGAAAAATGTATCAGGGCAGACTTTGCCGGGGATTTGCGGGTTGTATTGCGCGGTGATGCTGGAAAAGCAGAAGGTTAAAAAAATCCCTTTCGACGTGAAATCCAGACATTCGAAAGGGTAATCAGGAGGCCAATTTATACAAGGATGGATTGAGATTAGTTGAGTTCAATTTAATTACTATCTGCATAAGTAAAAAAGCTCAAATCACCCAATCACAGCGAAACGCTAATACCCTGAAAACCTCCACATAACAGGCGGGTAAAAGCCGCCTTTTTCCTGTCCGTTGTTGTCCAGCACGGCACCCATCCCGGACAGATAGCCCCGCCCCCGCACACCCTGGAAAATAGCACTCACCCCAACACCACGGAGTTAAACGGATGAGTGATTATCATCACGGCGTGCAGGTCGTCGAAATCAACGACGGCACGCGCGTTATTTCCACCGTCTCAACGGCCATTGTCGGCATGGTCTGTACGGCCAGCGATGCCGATCCGGCAACGTTCCCCCTCAACGAGCCGGTACTGATTACCAGCGTCCAGAGCGCCATCGCCAGGGCCGGGAAAAAAGGCACACTTGCCGCCTCGCTACAGGCCATCGCCGACCAGTCAAAACCGGTGATTGTCGTTGTACGCGTTGCCGAGGGCACCGGCACCGATAAGGAGGCCGCATTCGCGCAGACCATTTCCAACATCATCGGCACCACGGATGAAAACGGCAAATACACCGGCCTGAAAGCGCTGCTTACCGCCGAAGCGGTAACCGGCGTCAAACCGCGCATTCTTGGCGTGCCGGGTTACGACACGCACGAGGTGGCGAGCGCCCTTGCGCCTGTCTGTCAGAAGCTGCGCGCGTTTGGCTACATCAGCGCGTGGGGCTGCAAAACGGTATCGGAAGCCATCGGTTATCGTGACAATTTCAGCCAGCGCGAGCTGATGGTCATCTGGCCGGATTTTCTCGCCTGGGACACCGTGACCAGCAGCACCGCCACGGCTTACGCCACCGCCCGCGCGCTCGGCCTGCGCGCCGCTATCGACCAGTCTGTCGGCTGGCATAAAACCCTCTCTAACGTTGGCGTGAACGGCGTCACCGGCATCAGCGCGAGCGTGTTCTGGGATTTACAGGAGCCCGGCACCGATGCCGACCTGCTCAACGAGGCTGGCATTACAACGCTTGTTCGCAAGGATGGTTTCCGCTTCTGGGGTAACCGCACCTGTTCCGACGATCCGTTATTCCTGTTTGAGAACTACACCCGCACCGCACAGGTCATCGCTGACACGATGGCGGCGGCGCATATGTGGGCGGTCGACAAGCCGATCACCGCGACGCTTATCCGCGACATCGTTGATGGCATCAATGCCAGATTCCGCGAGCTGAAAACCAACGGTTACATCATCGATGCGACCTGCTGGTTTGACGAGGAAGCCAACGACAAGGAGACCCTTAAGGCCGGAAAACTGTATATCGACTATGACTATACGCCGGTTCCCCCTCTCGAAAATCTGACCCTGCGCCAGCGCATCACCGATAAATATCTGGCGACGCTGGTCTCGGCCGTCAACAGCAAATAAGGAGCCTGATTAAATGGCCATGCCGCGCAAGCTCAAATACATGAATGTGTTTCTCAATGGCTTCAGCTATCAGGGGATCGCCAAATCCATCACCCTGCCGAAGCTCACCCGCAAGCTGGAAAACTATCGCGGGGCGGGGATGAACGGCGTCGCGCCGGTTGATATGGGGCTCGATGATGATGCCCTCTCGATGGAGTGGTCGCTCGGTGGCTTCCCCGATTCCGCTATATGGGAGCTCTACGGCGCAACCGGCGTTGATGCCGTGCCGATCCGTTTTGCAGGCTCCTACCAGCGTGACGACACCGGCGAAACCGTGGCCGTTGAGGTGGTCATGCGGGGACGTCAGAAGGAAATCGACACCGGCGAGGGCAAACAGGGCGAAGACACCGAGTCGAAAATCTCGGTTATCTGCACCTATTTCCGCCTGACGATGGACGGTAAAGAGCTCATCGAAATCGACACCCTCAACATGGTCGAGAAGGTGAACGGCACCGACCGCCTCGAACAGCACCGCCGGAATATCGGCCTGTAATGCTCACCCGGCCAGCGCCGCTGGCCGGTTACCCCTGAAACCTGATTAAGACGAGAACACCATGACAAACGATAACGTAATCACCCTGGAAAACCCGGTTAAACGCGGCGAGCAGATTATTGACCAGGTCACCCTGATTAAACCCACCGCCGGAACGCTGCGCGGTGTCAGTCTGGCCTCGGTGGCAAACTCTGACGTCGATGCACTGATTAAGGTGCTGCCGCGCGTGACGTCCCCGTCGCTGACCGAGCATGAGGTTGCGGCGCTGGAACTGCCTGACCTTGTGGCGCTGGCCGGTAAGGTGATCGGTTTTTTGTCGCCGGGTTCGGTGCAGTAACCTTCCCGAAAAATCTGTCGGTTGATGACCTGATGGCGGATATCGCGGTGATTTTCCACTGGCCGCCATCAGAGCTTTATCCCATGAGCCTGACCGAGCTCATCACATGGCGCGAAAAAGCGCTCCAGCGAAGCGGAAACACCAATGAGTGATGTAAAACTTCAGGTATTGCTCAAGGCCGTTGACCAGGCGACCCGCCCGTTTAAAGCCGTACAGGACGCCAGCCGCACGCTGGCGGGAAATATCCGCAACTCACAGGGTGAGTTACGGGAGCTGAATGCGCAGGCTGGCCGCATTGAGGGCTTTCGTAAGACCAGCGGCCAGCTGGCTGTCACCGGTCACGCCATGAAAAAAGCGCAGGAGGATGTCGCCAGACTGGCCGCAGAGATGCGCAGCACAGCCAGCCCGACACGCGCACAGGTTAAGGCGTTTGAGGAGGCCAGACGCAGCGCCGCCGCATTAAAAACTAAATATGACAGCCTCAAGGAATCCGCACACCGCCAGCGTACCGCGCTGAGGGATGCGGGTATTGATACGCGTAATTTATCCGGTGCCGAGCGAAGCCTGCGCAACGATATCGCCCGCACCACCGCAACGATGGAGCAACAGCGCGCGGAGCTTATCCGGGTCAGCCGCCAGCAGGAGAAACTTAACGCCGTCAGTAAGCGGTACGAGCGCGGCAAAGCGATCGCGGCGGGCGTGAGGAACACCGGCGCGGCGGCATTCGGTATCGGAACGGCGAGCCTGTACGCGGGCAGTCGCATGATGGCACCGGTGGTGGAAACACAGAAAAGCGGCACGCTGATAGCCGCGCGGCAGGGAGAAAGCGCCGGGCAGGGGAAGCAGTACACGCACATTATTCAGGACATTAACGGCTCGGGTGTCAGCGATAACATTGAGCAAATCACCGAGGCGCTGTCAGCGGTGCGCAGCACCCTCGGCACATTCGGCGCAACCGGTGAGGCAGAGCTCAGCCGCATCACCCGTAAGGCACTGGATATGCAGACGACTTTCGGTAATGACGTGCCGGAGAGCATCCAAATAGCGGCGATCATGATGAAAAATGGTCTCGCCGCAAACAGCGATGAGGCGATGGATTTGCTTGTCTCGGGCATGCAGAAAGTCTCTGCGCAGATGCGCGGTGAACTGCCGGAAATCCTTCACGAATATTCGACCCATTTCCGCAGCATGGGCTTTACCGGCGCGGAGGCGATGTCGCTGCTTGTTGATATGTCCCGCCAGGGTAAATTTGCCCTCGATAAAACCGGTGATGCGATTAAAGAGTTCAGTATTCGCGGATCGGATATGTCAAAAAACAGCGTCGAGGCTTACAAGAAAATCGGCCTGAATGCGGCAAAAATGTCGACAGCCATCGCCAGCGGAGGAGAAAAAGCGCGTCAGGCGATGCAGAAGACGGCGAAGGGGTTGTTAAAAATAAAAGACCCGGCAGAACGGGCAAACACCGCCATCATGCTTTTTGGCACGCCGATAGAAGATTTGTCCGTTGACCAGATACCGAAGTTTCTGTCGGCACTGGCCGGGACACGCAACGAGCTCGGGGAGGTCAGCGGTGCCGCTGAAAGAATGGGCGGCACCCTGCGCGACAACCTGTCGGGCGATGTGGCGAAACTCCAGGGCGAATTTGCTCACCTGCGTTTTCAGGTATTCGCGGAAATGGACAAGAGTGTCCGCAAACTGACGCAGACCGTCACCGGATGGCTGGGGAAATTAAATGCCTGGGTAAGCCAAAACCCCGAACTGGTGACAAAAATCGTCATGCTGACCGGCGCGGTTGCCGGTGTGATAGCGGTGCTCGGTGGTATCGGTCTCGTCGTCTGGCCGGTGATTACCGGCATCAATGCCATCGTTGCCACAGCGGGCGTGCTGGGGACAGTGTTCAGTGTGGTCGGCGGCGCGATCATGACGGTGCTTGGCGCGCTCACCTGGCCGATTGTCGCCATTGGGGTTGCCATCGTGGCCGGGGCGCTGCTCATCCGCAAATACTGGGAGCCCATTTCCGCCTTTTTCGGGGGCGTTATGGAAGGGCTTAAGGCTGCATTCGCCCCGGTCGGGGAACTGTTTTCCCCCCTTAAACCGATGTTTGACTGGCTGGGCGAAAAGCTTAAGGCCGCATGGGACTGGTTTAAAAACCTGCTTGAGCCGGTGAAGTCCACACAGGAGCAGCTCGACTCCTGTCGTGATGTGGGCAAGCGGTTCGGGCAGGCGCTGGCGGATTCGCTGCTGCTGCCGCTCAATGCATTTAACAAGCTGAAAGCGGGCATTGACTGGGTACTCGAAAAGCTCGGCGTGATTAACAAGGAGTCGGGCACTATCGACCAGACCGCCGGAAAAGTCAGCGCTGCCCGCAGTGGGGAAACCACCGGTGCAGTGAATACAGGAAGCGCCTATGTCCCGGCGACCGCGAACTATGGCGGGTATCAGGCTTATCAGCCGGTGACCGCGCCGGGCGGGAAATCCTACGTCGACAACCGTCAGAGCAATTACACCATCACGATGAATAACGGCGGCGCGCCGGGTGGCGATCTCGGGCGACAGTTGCAGGATGCCATCGAGAAAGCCGACCGGGACAAGCGCGCCCGTGACCGCTCCAGCATGCGACACGATTGATAAGGAGAACAAATAACATGATGCTCGCACTCGGGTTTTTCGTATTCATGCGCCAGACGCTGCCCTTTCAGAGCATGCAGCGGGACGCGGAATATCGCTGGCCGTCAAACAGCCGCATCGGCAAGCGTGACGCCTTTCAGTTTCTCGGCGTCGGAGAGGAGAAAATCACCCTCAGCGGTGAGCTATACCCGGAGATCACCGGCGGCAAACTGACCCTGACGGCGGTCAGGCTGATGGCTGAAGAGGGGCGGGCGTGGCCGCTCCTGTCGGGCAACGGGATGATTTACGGGATGTACGTTATCAACAGCGTCAGCGAGACCGGCGCGGAGTTTTTTACGGACGGCTCGCCGCGAAAAATCACGTTTAATCTGGCGCTCACGCGTGTTGATGAGTCGCTCGCGGCCATTTATGGCGACCTGAATAAACAGGCCGGTGAACTGGCCGGCAAGGCCAGAGATGCCGCAACCAAAATCACATCGTCGCTGGGGTTCTGATGACTGATGCCCTTTACAGCTCGCCGGGGAGCACGCTCACCCCGGCCTATATGCTGAAAATCGAGAGCAGGGATATTACCGGCAACATCAGCGATCGCCTGATAAGCCTGACCATGACCGACAACCGGGGCT